AGTCCGCACTCTACATTAAATGCATTTAAAGTATCGCCAGGTGTTGGATATGTTAATGGTTTAAGAATTGAACTTTTGGAAGATCAATTTTTAATTGCAGATAGCTACCCTAAAAATATTTATGTTGATGCTTATTTTGATGGCGATGCGTCAAGTATTTGGAAACCCAAGCATTCCCTTAGAATTACAAGTGAGATTTTGGAAGATTATATTGATAGCGCTGGCCAGCCGCATTATTTAGTAAAAATAGCCGAGGTTATAGCATATGACGATGTAACCGATTTTCGTGAACTATTTAACTTTATTGATGATAAATATAATCGAAAATTTCAGACAGTGGCTGATGCCGTTTCAAAACTGTCTTTAGAGTCTACGTCTTACTTGGATAAGTTGGCAGCTTCTAAAGCGGAATTTGAAACGGTGTGGAATAACGCAGTTTCAAAAAAAGGCGGGGCTAAGTACCTTATTAAAACTCTAGTTCAGGTTGGAATTGACAGTGACGTAGTTGATGGCGACTTTAATTTTTATGTTGGTAAAAACAATAGCCACGTAGCAGTTTTACAAAATACGGGTGTATTAGATTTAGCTTTAGGTGGCTTTAGTCCAAGCTTAAAAACGGATTGGTCAAGTTTTATAGATGCGGCATTTGAAAAGAGTAAAAATTTATTTTCCGAGTTTATTAATGGGAAGTTTTTAATTACTAGACCAATCAACATACCTTTAGATGGACAGCTAAATTTAAACCTATGCAAAATAGATAAAGGCGCAACGTATACCGCCAATGAAGAAAAGGTGATTATTAAATTCACTGGCTCTAATGGTTACGTAGCAGGTATTGACGGCTCAGAAATTGTGAGTGCTGGCGAAAAGTTAATTGGTTTTCAGCCCGGAGTTAATAATTGTACCGAGGACAACTGCAGGGCACCATTGAGCCGGTTTTTATTAAATGAAGGTGTTAAGAATACAAATATATCAAAAACACTGGATAGACTAGTTCCACAGTATGGCGAGGCTAAAAGCTCGGGTACTAAAAAGGTAAAGTTAACAGTAGTTACATCAAAAACTGGCGGTGGTGGAGATTTTAGGCGAGTTCGTTACATACCTTCGATTTGCCGTATTACACATATAAAAGTAATGGATGTTAGTGGTGCGCCTGACTTTGCTTTTACTTTAGAAGCTAAACAAGGGGGCTCGCTGGTTGAGCTTTTTTCAAGAGCGCGTACAACATCAAATATTGATATGTCGGTTGACATTGACTGGGTACATGATGATTTTGATGATGTTTTACCGTTGCGTGTTACGAGCTGGGGTGATGCTGGAGAGAGTTTTAAAGTTGAAATATCGTATGAAGTGGGTAAACGATGCAACATACAGGCTGCTTGGTTTTATTCATCAAATAATGATTTCTTAAAGCCGCATAAATCAAATGCGCTTAACCATGCCGAGGGGATCAGGGGTGTTGAATACCGAAGCTATATTAATGGCCTTCTAAATGTACAAAACATTTTGGCTGATAGAAAACCCGACACAAACTATAATTGGCCACATTTGACTGTTCCTACGCCAGCGGGCGTTCGCGATACCAGTGAGAGCACTGAGCTAAAGTTTTATTTGAATTATAGTGCTGCGCAGGCATTAAGAGACGGAGTAACACATTTAAGGGTTCGTTTACATGAAACGCCTGCTATAAAGTGTACCGTTTTAAATGGGTGGTTGTCTCAGGCTTATGATGGTGCACCAATACCTCATTTGAGTACGTTAGGCTATCAGCCAAATATAGAGGCCGATTTCCCAGCCACTGGGGTTGATGATAGTGCGGGCGCAACTTTATTAATTCCATTAGATATTAAAGCGATGCAGCAGGGAGCTTTGCAAAGCAAAAGTAATGATTTTAACTTTTTTTACTTAACATTCTATCAAAACCTAGCAGGGCATTTACCAATTGAGTGGGGAGATGAATGGAGCTTTGTTTTTGAGTTTATCAGAGAGCCAGGCTTATAAAGGTTGATTTAATATGCTTACACTTAACTCGCTATCAATAAATCTTAAATCACTTCGCATTACGGCAAGCCAAGAGCTTGCCAGCGAAGACGCTAGCGGCCAATCATCAAGTACTGATCAGGCTGAAACCGGTATTAAGGCTAAAACGTTGGCTGTTAGTGGCTTTTTACCCTTCACTATGGCTGATAACTTGGCCGATTTGTTTGATTTAGCTGAAGCGACTGAGGGCGGAGCGCGGGTTATTTATCGTATAAGTAATCGCACTGCAAATACGCTGGGTGTTAAGCAAGTGCGTTTTAGCAGTAAAATTGAAGCTGTTGAGCAAGAAACGACCCGTCAATGGGCGGTGAGTTTTACGCTTAGTGAGTGCAGATCGGTGCCCGAAAAAGTAGAGGAACGCGCTCCCCAAGCACAAGCTAATCAGCAAGGCGGTGAAAGCGAAGTGCAATACGCTAATTTACAACAGCACCTTCAAGATAACTTTGCAAAACTGAGAACTGCATAATGGCCACCGCTAATGCTCGTTTTATTGCTCGCGCTCATATCAATAGTAAAAAAGTTGATATGAAAGATCACTGGGTTGTGCTGAAGGCATCAACGCCAGGCAATTGCCAAATAACCGTTAACCAAAGTGTGGCTAAGTTAGCGCCGGTTGCGGTTGATTTAGGTTGGGGCGATATGGTTGACCGCGTATTTAACGGCTATGTTGAGCGTGTGCTACCTGCAGTTAATGGCTGGTATACGCTTTTTTGCCGCGAGTGGTCGGCATCACTCGCTTACAATTTAACGGTGATGCTGCGCCATCCAAATATGCGCCAAGTGCTTGGAGAAATCACAGCACAAACGGGCGTTGAGTTTGTAATACCCAATAAAGCCTATGCTGATACGGCCATACCGTGTTTTTACTCTGATAGTTCAGGCTATGCCATGTTGAACAACATAGGCCGCGCGTTCCGCATTGCTGATTTTGTGTGGTATCAACAAGGTAACGGCAAAGTGTTTGTGGGCAGTTATGCCGACTCATTTTGGTTCGACAAACCTGTGACCATCGCAAAAGAACTCATGACCGATCATCAAGCTGGCAAAACCGCAAAAATGCCAGCCGCCCCAATGATACGCCCAAACGTAACCGCGAATGATGAACGTATAACCGCTGTTGAGTTTCAAGGCACAAACATGCAAATAAGTTGGTAACAATGGAAAAAGCAATATTAAGAATTGTGCGCCGGTTGTTTCCAGAACTAACCGGCCAATTACATTTACCGCGATGGGGTAGAGTAGTCGCTTTGCCAGAACTACCGGCCATCGATGGCGAACGTGGCAGCGATGCGTTTTATCCTCGCTATGCGGTAAACGTTCAGCTAATTGACGAAAACGGAACAGACACCAAATCAAAACCACTTCAAGCCGTGCCCCTTCCATTACCTGGTGCAGGCGATAAAGCAGGCCGACTAGAACCGCCGGCTATTAATTCTATTGTAGAGATTGGCTTTGCCTACGGCCGAGCCGATAAACCATTCATTAGAACTGTATTGCCCTTTGGTTGGGATTTACCCGCAATCAGAGAGGGTGAAACCCGTACCCAAGTACGTGATGGTGTATACCAACATATTGATGAACACGGCAACTTTGAAAACAAAACAGATGAATCATTAAAAGAAATCATCGGCAAATTAGCCGACCTACAATGCGAAACCCGCAAAGTTATAGCCAGCAAAGAACAAGAATATAAGAGCCCTAAAACGTGGGTAGGTAGCGAAAGCGAGAATGTACTTAAATTACTTTCAGAGCTAATGGCAACAGTAAAAGGTATAGCAACAGAGTGCGCAACCCATAAGCACACAACTACAATGCCCCCGCCGATAACCGCCGCAGTATTTACAAGCAAAGCAAGTGAAGCAGCAGCCCAAAAATCTAGGCTAGACCCAATAACAAAGTAATACACAAGCCACTCAAACAAGCCCAGCATCACGCTGGGCTTTTTAGTGCCCGTCACTGCTGCAGTAAAGTTAATGCCGTCTATGTTGGCCAGCGATGTTCTAGCCACGGAAACTAGGCCCACACAGAATGTATGCCACGAAATCCGCACTTTTCCTCACCCTCCTGCGCGCTCTTTATCGTTATTTTTTTACAGTTTTAAAGTACTACATTTAAAGCGCCAGCCAGCGCCCTATATAAGGTTCTTAGCAGATCAAAGATCTGAAAAGATCGAAACTAATTTCACTGTTTTACAGTTTAACCGCCTGTAATTTATAAGAAATAAAACAAAATAGAATTACTAAACAATAACTTAGATCGTTTGCGTGAGATTTTAAAGATCAAAGGGTTTTTAAAGGTTTATTAAAAGGCATTATAAAACAGCAACTTAAACAAAAACAAAACTGAAATTTAAAAACTTGTTTATTTCAAGAGAAGTGAGTAACTTAGTATGTTAATTCATCATATTTAAAAAGGAATTTTAATGAATCCGCTTGACCCATTTAATATGAGTGCAAACATCCCAACGTCTGAGTTCTTTGCACCGCCTCCAATACCAAAAAATTACAATTTAGCTTCAGAGTTTCATCACAGATTAATTACTTGGATAAATGATTTCCATCGAGATTTAGATGATGAGCATGAGGTTGGTGCGCAGTTAGTTAATTTTGGGCAATCTATTACATTTCATATTGAAGATATAGGATATTGGGACCCATCATTAATTTCATTCATCGGAAAGAATGAGAATGGGGAAACAATAAAACTTGTACAACATGTTTCACAAATAAGTATTTTATTAATAGGATTAAAAAGAACTAATTTAGATCAACCTAAAAGACCAATAGGTTTTGCTAGCTGGGAAGAATACGACACAGAAATAAAAGATTAATTTAAATTAGTCCCTAAACTTGTCATGCAATTTATGCGGGAATAATTGCGTATAAACTTGCCACAAGATATTTAAATTACGGTGGCCTGTAACTTGGGCCACTTCTTCAATTGAATAACCTTTTTCAAACAGCCGGCTAGCACCTTCACGGCGTAAATCGTGATAGCGTAAATCTTCAATGCCCAGCGCATTGCGCACCCGCTGAAAACCTGCAGTAACCGATCTTGAATTATACGGAAATATTAATTCGTCATTTCTAGGCTGCTTCATAGCAATATCAAAAGAGCCCGCTAGCAACGGCAAAATCATGTGATTGCCTTCTTTTTTGCGCGGGTCTTTTCTATCACGCACTAAAACAGTTTTGTGATCTTCGTTTAAATCTTCCCAGCGTAGCTTGCACACCTCACCAATACGCATGCAGGTTAAAATACTAAAATCTAAAATATCTAAAAAAGGAATGCGTACTTTGCCGTTTGGCCTATAGTCCATACGTTCCTTTAAACCATCGCGTAATTTATCAAGTTCATTATCGGTAGGGCGTCGGGTTCGCTTTTGGCTTTTGCCCACTAACCCCATTTCAATTAGCACCGGCACCGCATCTTCAAATATTTTA